CAGCTCGACACGCTTGCCGTCGACGTCGAGGATCCAGACCGGAGGATCGCCGTCGATCTTGGTCAGTGAGCCAAGGTCATTGGACCGTTGGCCGGGGCCAATGCCGAACTTGCGCGTGATGCACACGTCCTTGTTGCAGAAAGACACGATGGGCTGGTCTTCGCACTTGTAGAAGTATTCCTTCTTGCGAAGCTGGCTGATGACGATCTCCACCTCTTTGCTATCGAGTGGCGGCACCATGTATTTCATATTGTACTTGTGCAGATCCTCTTCCCACTTGTCGGGGTTGGACATGCGGCAGTAGACGCCAAGGTTGAACAGTGCATTGTTGCGCGAGCCTTCGCCGAATCCCTGCGCGGCAAGATGCTGCAAGCATGGCGGTCCTTTGGGCAGCAGCTCTTCTGCTTTCTTGGGCTGTGTGCGTAGCTCCAAGAATGTGTCGGGTGCAAGGGTTCGGCTCTCAGCGAACTCGATGAACTCCGCCGGCCCAAGACTTTCGTTCTGATTGTTGTAGCCGTAGCGTGTCGTGCGAGTGCCAGAGAAGTACGGCATGTTTAGAAAGTTGCCCGTGTCACCACGATCAGCAAGGATCTTCTGCTGCTTGGGGAACACTTCGGATCCACCGTAGCCAAGCATTGCAGCAATGCTGATCAGCTTTGGTTGGAGGTCCTCGGCCGGAACTTCCTTGTCGAAAAAGAAAAACAGATGAGCGCCGCCGGATTTACTGCGGCAGACAATGCCCGGTAGGTTGTGCTTCTCGACCTGCTTGATCAGTGCAGCGTGGTCAAGATTGTACACATCGATATCGATGGCGCCCCAATGACAGCAGTTGTTGTCCTTGATTGGGATGATGCCAAGACCCGACTCACCCTTGAGGTGCTTAGACCAAAGGTCCGTGGTCGGAGGTTCACGGAGGACTCGCGCAGTACCGGTTTTCTTTCCGTCTGTAGCGCGGTCAGCGTTGACGCTGAACGTCCCGTGCGCTCTGTCATTCCCAGCAAACAGCGAATGGAATCGTGCTGCGAGTTCCATGGTAAATCATTCCGAACAGGTGGGGAAAGGGGAGGCACGAGGCCTCCCCAGTACAATCAGAACGGCGCGTCTTCGTCGCCGCCAGAGGAGCGGCGGGTGTCGTCCGAACCCTGCTCTTCCTTCACCTGAACTTCGCCCTTGGCTACCGACTTCGAGAACTCGACAGCAAGGTTGAAGAGGTTCTTGTCTTCGACTGGCCCCACGCGTGAGATCTCCCAGCCGAACCACGAACCCTTGTCGTTACGCTCTTCAGTTGTGCGCAGACGATACACCTGCGACATCATTGGCAACGTGAACAGGTTCCCGTTCTTTCCGGTAGCTGTCAGCGATTGCATCTGCGTCACCCACTTGCGGGCTTTCTTGAGCTGCGTACTGGTCATGGTGATCAGGCAACGCTGCGGTCCCATCGTCGGGTGCATAAGGATCACGAAGAACTGTGCTGTGTTCGACAACAGGTTGCCGTTCGGCAGCACATCGTTACCGCGATCATCACGGTATGTCGTGTTCGCAATCGGATCCGTAGCAGCATAGCTGCCCACATACCCGCCGCCTTTCTCACGCGGCTTCCACTCAACAAGGCGACGGCTGTAGTAGCACGGAATCACTTGGATGCCGGCGTCCCCATCGTATGCCTCGTTGGCGACAGTGTTGTAGATGAAGCCGGGTTCGGCTCCCTCAACATACGCACCATCGCGCTTGTTCACCTGCGGTGAAAGCTGAGCAAGGATGCGGAGGAACGGCACCGACATATCTTCGGTGCCAACTTGCTCCATGCCCATGCCGGCGAACGCTTCGAAGTCAGAGGCAATCGCAACAGCGGTGCTCTTCTCTTCCTTTACTGCAACAGCATTCTTAGACATCTTACTTGCCTTTCTTGATCACGGCTTTTTTGCCGATGAAGATACCGAACAGGTCAGACGGGATTTCTGCGCCCTTCTCCACCTGCTCCTTGACGAACGCTTTCAACGTAGACGGATGCACAGACTGCTTGTTCTGTGGCCAGTAGCCACGGTTTGTCAGCGCCTCCATTACATCGCGGGCGTGATCGTCTTCGCCCTTGCCGAACTCCAATGACACGACGTTCTTGATCAAGTCATCGAAGTCATGATCACGCAACCAATCAAAGGCTTCTTCCTGCTTCTCTTTCGAGATGTGTGCCTGGATGAATTGCGAGACGGTGATCTTAGAACCGTCTTCCATTTTAAGCTCGGATAGTCCGTGCTCCGCAAGAGCCTCGGGCAAGATCTCCTGAGAAATCTTTGCGAGGTTTTGTTGCGTACGTTTCAGCTCGTCCTCAAGATCCTCGATGCGTCTCTCAAGCACGAGCTGCTGGCGGACCAGATCAGCCACAGCCTTCAGGTCCTTGTCGCCTACTTGCGTAAGCTCTATTACGGCGTCTTCGAAATCAATCATGGGAATCTCTCCTCGTTCCACATGTCCAATTGGATCGGCAGGTATCTCTCCTCTAGCCGATCCCACTTTAGCACCCGGAAACGTCCCGAGTTGTACTCGGCCGCCCAAGCGCATGCGAGCCCGATGAAAACTGGATCTCCAGCTAACAGCAGGTAGTCTTCGTCGTTGAAACCCTCCAACCCATCTGCAATCATATCGCTGACAGCAATCATGTCGCTGCCTTCGAACGCTTGCCGATCTGCGGGAACAAGGATTTCAAGATCTCCGAACGACAAGGCGTTCGACAGATCGCGTCCTCTAACTTCATGTGTGATGTAAACAGTCACGGCTCTCTCCCGTCAGGGTGACTAACGTGGACCGTGGACCGTGATTCGTCAAGCGGGGGTCTTGAAATTTTTTTCGGCCTCACTATTCTGAGGATCAGCCGATAGAAAGGGGCAACCAATCATGAGCACCGTGACCTACGACAATTACCCATTCAAGTTCAAACCGTACCAGCACCAGCAAGACGCCCTTGCACGTTCTTGGAAGAAGTCGGACTACGCATTGTTTGCGGAGATGGGGACAGGCAAATCAAAGATCCTCATCGATTCGCTGGCTTTTCTTTGGGACGCAAACGAAATCGAAGCTGCGCTAATCGTAGCGCCCAAGGGCGTCTACAAAAACTGGCAGCTCACCGAACTACCCAAGCACTTGCCGGACCACGTACCACTAGATGTTGTGGTCTGGTCTCCGTCGAATACTAAAAAGCAGGAAGCTGAACTCAAGCGCGGGCTTGAGAAGGACGGCAAGTTTAAGGTTCTAATCATGAACGTCGAGGCCTTCTCGACGCAGCGCGGCACCAACTACGCGATGGACTTCCTCCGCAAGCACGGCGCCCTCATGGCCATAGACGAGAGTACGACGATCAAGAACGGTCAGGCCAAGCGCACCAAGAACTGCATCCGCGTTGGCATGCTGGCCAAGTACAAGCGAATCATGACGGGGTCCCCAATCACCAAGAGCCCCATGGATCTTTACAGCCAGTGCGGTTTCTTGGATCCCGGTCTGCTTGGATTTAACTCGTTCTACTCATTCCAGGCGCGATACTGCCGGCTGCAAAAACGCAGCGTCGGGTCGCACTCGTTCAATCAGGTCGTCGGATATCAGAACCTGAGCGAACTGACGGACAAGCTCGACCGATTCTCGTACCGCATCCTGAAGAAGGACTGCTTGGATCTGCCCGAAAAGATCTACATGAAGCGCAGCGTCGAGCTTACAGACGAGCAAGCTCTGCTCTACGCGCGGATCAAGAAGCAAGCTATTGCAGAATTGGATGGCAAGCTGCTCACCGCGCAGAACGTCCTGACCCAGATCCTCCGTTTGCAACAGATCTGCTCCGGCTATTTCAAGGCGGACGACGGCACCGTCATCAACATGCACAGCAACAAGTTCGATGAGCTGATGGATGTGCTGGAAGAGACGGACGGCAAGGTCATCATCTGGGCCAACTACACCTACGATCTGGAAATGATTCGCGACAAGCTGGCCAAGGAGTACGGTGAGGAATCCGTTCGCGTGTACTACGGTGAGACGAAGGCCGATGACCGGCAGAAGATGGTGATCGACTTCCAGAACCCGGATCACCCGCTGCGGTTCTTCGTGGGCCAGCCACGGACCGGAGGCTATGGGCTGACGCTCACCGAAGCTTCGACCATGATCTACTTCTCAAACAACTACGATTTGGAAGTGCGCCTACAGTCCGAGGACCGTTGTCATCGTATCGGCCAGAAGAAGGCCGTGACTTATATCGACATCGTCACGGAAGGCACAGTGGACGAGAAGATTCTCAAGGCCCTCCGCGAGAAGATCAACATTGCGTCTGAGGTTCTCGCGGAAGGTTACAAGGACTGGCTTATCTGATCACTTCTCAGTGTACTTGATGGACTCCGTCATAGCCTGACCGATTGTGCGGCGGGCTTCACGGAGCGCCTTGATCTGCTGTTCCTTGTCGTCCTGAGAGATCTGATCGTTGTTAACGACCATGCGTTCTTGTCGGCTCAACATGTTGAGATTGGTCCGAAGGCCGGAGATCGTTTGCTTCATGCCGAGCAGGCCTTCGTTCTTCTCAATCAGGGCAAGAGCCTTGTCGGCAGAACCCTGCGCGATGAACGTGTTGATCGCTGTCGTCAGACCTTGGATCTCGGCCGACAAGCGATAGACATCGGAAACGCCCTGCGGGTTGGTGTTCTGTTCCGTCTTCAAGAACTTTTGCACAACCGGGTACTGCGTCCAATCCTTGTCAACCCCGCGGCCTGTGGTTGCACGGTACATGCCGTCGATGATTCCGAACAGGCTTGTACCGATCTGTCCCGTGTAGCCCTTAATAAGAGCTTCGAGCTGGACCGGGGACAAGCCCGTTACCGAACCGACATCCTTCACGATGTCTGACGTGGCCGATGTGTATTGCAGCTCGCGCGGCAGATTCTTCATCGCTTCTGTAACGATGGGAAGACCCGTGAGGTTGGAGCGGTTCTGGATAAATGTCTCCACAATTGGGGACAGCACCTGCGGTGTGAGCGACAATCCAAACGTAGAAGCAAGTTGCTCGCCCACAAGACGAGCGATGTTACGAGTCTCGACGTTACCGAGCATCGCCTGATAAATCACTTCCGGGATTGTCTGAAACACGAACCCCATTTCGAACGGCTTTGGAACCGCAAGGAACCCGCTGTCTCCTAGACCAAGGACCTTTAGTGGGATGGGCAGTGAGCCATATCGAACGTATTCCGGAAGCTGCTTGTATTCTTCGTCGTCCCCGAACATGGCTTGGAGAGCCATTGCGACACCGAACAAGTAAGCGCCCTTTACTCCGGTGTAAGCAATTGCCTTGGGGCCGAATGCGCGAAGCGTAACATCAAGGCCTTGGATGCGGCCGTTGACGAAGGGAACCATGACGGTCAGGTATTTCAGCAAAGCGTTGCGGCCCTGCTTGCGGTAGTTCATTGCTTCCTGCGCACGGAACGCGGCTTCGTATTCGTCACCTGTCTCTTTGTAGACCTTGTCGAAGATCTCCATACGAGACGCAGCGTCTGACGCATCCGAAAAATCGCCGAGCGTGTTCCAAGCTCTGGCGATGATGTCCGTCAAAACTTTCCCGTTTTTAGGAACGTAGATCCCGCCCTTCGTTGGATTGAAGTTAGGGTTCATCAACTTGGTTGCGTCGTCCAACTCGGGGACGGATTTGTATCCACCGATAACGCCGTACTGCATGAGAGCGAGAACCTTCTCGTTGTTCTCACGCTGGCGCATAAAATCGTAGACGTTTCGGATAGCACGAAGAGGATTGAAGGAGACACCGCTGGTGACCCACTGGGATACAGAGTCTCGAATGACGTTCGACAGGATGTATTCCGGAGAACGCGTAACAAGTTCACGATAGCCTGTGGTGAACGTACCAAAGATACCTTTGAAGATATCTGGCAGAGGCGCATCCGTTGCGAGCAGCGCCTCGGCAACATCTGGGTTGCTCAACGCGATGCGACGTTCTTGCCCGTCAACAAAGTACGTTCCTTCGATTTCGCCAGGGCGAAGCATCTTCTCGCGCTGCATGTACGCACGCATGGCCTTCGCATCGCCGCCAAACATTTCGTCCAGCATGGCTTCTTGCTCAGCCTTCGAGAACGAAAGCTGCCGGCCTTCGCCGAGTGCTTGCGACATCGTGTAGATTTTGCGAGCAGAAATATTCTTTTGAGAAGCGCCGAGCCAGAACTGGACGTTCTTCAAAATCATGTCTACCGGATCGCCTTGAATAAGCTCCGTACCGCCTTTGGCCTGCATGATCTTCGAGGGGGACAGCAAACTCTTTGCGTTGACGGGGCCGTTGTAGCGACCGTCTTCCCCAACAAAACGATAGAAGGGAAAGTAGTCCATGTACTCAAGAAGATTCTCTGCGTCCTTCTCGGACAACCGACCACTGTCTACCGCAAGCTTGATGACTGACTTGTTGAACTCTTGATACTGGTTGTACGCGTTCACGATCTCCGGGTCTTGCCCGTACAGATCAACGATAGCTTGCGCTTCTTGCGGAGTGATTTGGAACTCAAGGTTCTTGTTCTGGTAAGAACCAAGCACGCGCTTAGCGACAGCGTACTCCGCCCAGTTCATGAGCTTGCCGGACTTCTGAAGATCCTTCAGGAAAGTAAGGCCGCCACCTTTTCCTTCAATCTTAATGATCCCGTCCAACGGATTGTTGGGATCCTTAACTACGTAGACGGGAACACCGCCATGCAGGAGAAGCGTGTTGAGCTTTGCGAGAGTGTTCTCTCTGTCGAGCATCGATGCGTATGAGGATAAGCGTGCAGCGAGAGCCATGCGGCCGTCGAACCCAGCAGCAACAGTGTTGCCAGCGGCCTTCATTGCCGCAACAAACCGATCATCCAAACGCTTCAGATAAACGTACTTGTCCTGCGCCTCGCGAACAAACGCATCCGATAGGGCTTTCCATCCGCCTTCTTTGTAGAGTTCTTGGACTTTATCCACGAACTTTCTGAAGCCGCCCCGAGCATCGGGGGCCGCCGCAAAAATCTTCTTGCGGATTGATTCGATGTCACTTGGGGTAGACGTCGCGATATCGGCGGGAGTCTCTGAAACCATCCGTACAGAAATAGGTTGTCCAGAGACCCCGGAGTATCGTCCTTCACGGATTGCTTTTGTAAGAAACTCTGCGTTCTGGTATGGAAGAAGAACTGCCTCCAGCGCACTAACGGCTTCCCAACCTTCTTTATCCGTCACCCGGAGAAGCCTGCGTATTGCATCAACAAAAACTCTCCACAAAGACCACTCATCCTTCTTTATGGCAAAAGAATACTCAGGGTTCCAACCCAAATCGGTGATAAGATCCCAATCAACAGGGGTTGATTGAAGCAGATCAATCAGGTTTCGGTTGGACAACGCCTCGGCCAAGAACTCTAGTGGGTTGTTATCTCTAAAAGCGTACAGGTCTTTGACCAAAGCGTCTCCAGAGAACCCAAAGTCTGAGGCCTTCCGATCTCCAACCTGCGCTAAAGTAACGTCCATAATGCGTTGAATATTTTCCTTGATAGAAGCCCCACTTTGGATACCCTTAGCGGTAGCCGCGTGAACGGACTCATGCAAAATAACGTGAGCCAAGCGCATGGGCTTATTTAAAACCCTAGAGCTGATGACGATATGATCTGAGTCGAAGGAGTACCAACCGTCAGCGTTGACGCCGTTTTCTTTTATTTGTTTTTCATCAACGATCTGAATCTTGAGATTGCCAATCATCGACTTGAGACGGTTGCTCATAAACCGATATACTTCTCCAGGCACACCATCAAAATCAACTTTAATCCGATCAAGAGCTGACCCAACGGTCGTAGTTTTAATCGGGGTATATGATCCAGAATTATAAAATTCTTTGTCGGCATCTTGATCAGAAACGACCGCGGTCGGAGAAACAGTCTCCTCCATGATCAGAGGTTTTGCGGCCGACCGTACGTTGGCTTCAGTTTTAGGAGGCTTGTTCTTCGCCAGATAAGCGGCCACAGCCTTTTTGCTGATCGTCGGCTTTCCTTGAGCCTCTGACTCAAGGTCTCCGTACGGATAATCAATGACTCGTTTGTCCGTAACCTTTTGGCCTTCCGCTGCGGATACTTCCGCCCGTTTGCCGTAGTTCTCTTCCATGAAAGCCTCAAAGGCTCCCTTCCTCGGAGAGAATCCCAAGCTCTTGGCAATCTCAGTGTATAGTTTGCGAAGACGATCAAGGATCGCTTTCTGAAACTTTTCGAACGTCGTTTTTGGAACGAGGTTCTGCGTCTCTTTAATTAGCCAAGCTGCGCCTTGTTCAGCCACCCATTCTGTGAAGCTGCGATAATAGTCCCCCGTCAACTGCCTGTTTACAAAGGCAGCCTTCATGTAAACGGACATGGGGTACTGCTTTGACGCGGACTTAACGTACTCTTCGTAAATGCTGGCTTTCAACCCAAAGGAAGAAAGAAGACCGTTAACAAAATTAGGGTCGGAAGCATTCACGTTTGAATTAGATAGGGTGTAAACAATAGCTGCGCGGTTGGCCGCGCTTGGATTACGAAGTCTGGTATACTGCTTGATGATTGCATCAAGCACAGATGGAGGTGCCTTAGCCAGATACACTTCTTCCACGGGATGCATAAGTTCGTGGAACAGGGTATGAAGCATTTTAGTTTGGCGGTTTTGTCCAGTGCCAAACTCCTCCTGTAGGGCCTCTGGATTTACAGTAAGACGGAACTGCTTCGGAGAAAGGACCAAGGAGCTCCCGCGACTTGTCCCTCCGGTCGGAACCATGAGTTTCATTTCCATGCCAGGAAACATGCGGGAATGAATTTCTCCCAGCACGTCTATAGCTCCGGGGATAATGCTCTCTAGTCTGTTGTAGTCGTCACGGGCAACGGTGATGATTGAGGTGGCTTGACCCGGCGCTTGGGTCTGAACCTGAAAACCGTTTATCCCGGCACCGAATGTAACAGGCACTGTCTTGCGGCGGGATACCTGCTTTGTGAAAGGCTGTTCGCCAGGAGTAACTCCGGGCTCTGCGCCCGTTCCAAACTCCATGGGATCAACTTCTGGAGTTTGCGGGGCCGGGGCTGCTCCCGCTGGAGTAGGTGCTGTCGGAGCAGGTGGCGGCGCTTTGGTCGGAGTCGGTGCGGGGGCTGGAACAGGAGCCAATGCCCCCAGCGCAACGGATCCCGGATTGTACCGAGGAACCGCTATCGTCCCAGTCTTCTGACCAGCCTTAACCTTGTTTCCAACAAAAGACGTAAGCTGCTGACGGAAGTCAGATCCCAAGGTATCGATCTGATTATCGGTCAGACCCTGATCCTTTAGCCAATCGCGATACTGAAGATCGGCAGGCTTGACCTTCTTTTTAGAAATTTGAAACAGCGCTTTTTCCAAATCGCTGCCAAAGGTCAGAGTGAACGACCCCTGCTGACCGTAATTATAATTCCACTTTCCGAGCTGGAGATTCTTCGGAAGAGAGGGCGGGGAAGGGGCCGCAAACAGTTCAATACCCGTCACAGGCTTCGGAGCCGGTGCAGGTTCCGGTTGAACAGGCGCGGTAACTTTCGGCGCAGGAGCAAGAGGCTCTGGCTGTGTTGCTGTTGGAGCCTGACCTTGGACCGTGGGCGGAGGTTCAACCCCAGCAACCGGCTCAACACCAGCCACGGGCTCAACCCCAGCAACCGGCTCAACACCAGACACAGGTTCGGTGCCGGCCGCTCCAGGTTCACCTTCGGGAGGTTCTGCGCCACCGGGTTCCGTACCGCCCGGTTCGCCTTCCGGTGGTGGCTCAACGCCAATCTTCTTGGCCACATTCGGAGGAGGCTCTGCACCAGCGGCAGGTTCGCCTTCTGGCTCACCTTCCGGAGCCTTGCGGTTAGGGCGTGAGAGAGCGCCACCGGCACCGCCAAGCAAGAAGCCTGTTCCGCCACCGAGGATGGCGGCATTAATGATTCGATCTTGGACCTCGGGACCGAACTCAAAGAACTTCTCTGGGTTGGCCTGCATGATCTCAAGAGCGTCTTGCACGGCTTCCGTTGGAGCTTCCGCTAAACCGCCTTCTATGCCCCGCTTAGCAGAGTTGAGCAGACGAGACGGACCACCCGGCGCCCCGAGTCCTGGGAAGGCACGCAGCAACAATCGGCCAGCAATAACGTCCGCGGCCGTCTGTCCGGCAGCGGCACCAGCAGCAGCCGGGAGGTTTGTCTCCTCAAACTTCTTCCCCTCTTCCATCTGTGCTTGAATGTTGCCGCCAATGTAGCTTGGAAACATCGAAAGACCGGCGCCGATAAGAGCACCCGCGCCAGTCCCGACACCGGGAATAACGGATCCAGCAAGAGCACCTGTGGCAGCAGCCGCGCCCATGACACCCATGGACGGAAGAGATTGGCTTATGCCTTCATACAAATACTGACCCGCAGATACCGGACCAGTGACATCCTTGTAGCTGGAGACCGCAGGTTGATAGCGTTCGGCAGTGTCCTGCATGCGCTCTTCGGCGCTGCGCTGCATTTCCTTGCCGGTCTCTTCCGCACCGGCTGCGTACAAGAGACGGCCAATGCCGGTCTCAGTGGAGGACTTTAGGCTCTCGATACCAGCCTTAAAGCCGCTGATCCTTGGACCACGGCCCTTGATTTCAAGGGCGAAGTCTGCCTTGTCCGTCTTGGAATCCTCGCCGCCATACTTGTTCCAAAGAGCATCAATAAGCTCATCATCTTTCATCTCGCGAAATTCAGGGAAAGCTTCGCGATACTGCTTCAGAAGGTTGGCCACGGATTATTCCTCTGGGCTGCTCTCAGACGAAGAACGACTTTGAGGCATTCCTACGTTAGGCTCAAGGGATAGTCGTTGCTGTTTATAATACTCGTCCAGTTTTTGTTTTAGGAAGATGTCTTCCTTTATTTTCCGAGCTTCGGGCTTGAGCTTTAACAGTTCAGGCTGGTTGTTCTTTTGGTAGTCTGTCCAAGCCTTCTGAGCCATTTCACTGGCCCGTAGACGTGCCAATTGATCACGGCGTGCAGCATCCTGTGCGGCAAGGATTGGAAGAGCCGCCTGACGATTAGTCATCGCCTGATAGTACGGTTCCTGCATTGCAAGGCGGCGCTCCTGCAATTGATACTCCCGCTGCGCCAAGTCACGGCGCACAGCGGCATCCTCGTCGCGGCGGCGTTGCTGTTCCAAAGCGACGAAAGAAGCAAGGCCCGCTTGACCACCCTGACCAATGTTGGTGATGGCGTTCGAGCTTTTGCCTCCGGCAATAGCAAGACCGGCCTGCATGAGGGCAAGCCAAATATTTTCCTGACGAGCGGCTGCGGCCTTTGCTTCGCGTTCGGCTTTGATGTCGGACAGGTTATCTGCTTTTGGAGAACGAGTCCCGCCCCCTTCCTGATCCCGACTTTTTGGAAGCGGCGGAGCCTTCTTCTCTTCCGCACGGCGAGCCCGCTCAGTCTCCGCGGATTCGGAGCGCATCGGGGCTTTGCTGGGAAGAGGCTCTTCGGGAGCATTAAATTGAGGACGACCCATAACGGCGCCCGGAATCTTAGAAAGATCCGGAAGCGGGTTTGAAAAAAGACTTCTGCCACCGCCTTCAGGTACGGGAAGATCGGTCATCGCAAACCCAAGACCGGCCGGATTTACAGGGGTATCCATGCCGTCCGCTGGGCGATAACCCGGCTCCCGATAAAGTCGAGCAAGGATGTTGTCCTTCGGCAAAGAAAATTCCGGATTATCCATGCCGGGGGAGCCCATGTTTGATCCCATAGGACTACCGTAGATCTCAGGCTCAGTGCCACGGGCAAACATCGGCTGACCACTGCGGCCGCGCAGACCGATGGCAGAACCAATGCCTTGGCGCAGACGGCTCCATGCACTCGGGGCCATCACTTCCCCACCTTCTTGGAAACGCGGCAGCATACCCATCTGAGCCATGCGCTGCATCTGCATCGCCTGCATTTGCTGCGGATTCGGCTGGGGCTGCGGAACCATGCCGGGGGCCGTGGCCGGAGGACGATACATCTGCGGACGCTCGCCTTCGGCAAACGTCTGATAGTCGCTGTTCTCGTCGCGGTTCTGTTCAAGAAGCTGACGCGCAAGACGCTCGCGCTCTGTGCGGTCGTCCGTAACCTCGCCGCCTTCAACGTAGCCCGCGACGTCGTCCATCAGACCGGACGTGATACCGACCCCCTTAGACGAACGCTTCGGGGCCTTCTTCTTAAACATTGGACGGGCGAGAACGCGGCTCATAGAGGCCTCACTTATTTCCCAAGAGATTGTACGCACCGAGGGCCGTGATCCCTAGACCCGCGGCTTGCGAAATCGGCGAAGCCGATGGAGCCGTGGACTGCGCAATCGTCTGCTGCGTGGACGGCGCACCTTTGTAGATGTCCGACATGAAGGAGATACGCTGGAACGGCTCGTACTGCGCTTGCAGAGCGGTGGCGCGTTGAGCATCGAGCTTCCTCTGTTCGAGGGCTTGGAGCTGACCGCCGACGTTGTAGAGGAACGACACGTCGCCTTGGCCGAGGCCCGAGGCCGCTTGACCGAGGTTCTGGAGCTGAACGCCCAAGCCACCAATGCCTGCGCCTGCCGCTTGCTGAAGTTGGCCGGCCGAAACGTAAGACTGGCCAAGAGCCTGACCCGCCTGCAAACCAAGGTTGCCTGCCTGCAAGCCGAGCTGGCCAGTGGACTGACCGATGTTCTGGGCCAACTGACCGATGTTGCCGTAGGTCTGCGCGGCCATGTTGCCGAGCGAACCAATGTTCTGACCCGCCTGCAAAGCAGCATTTGTCTGAAGCTGACCGGCGCCAAGCGCCAGATTGCCAGCCTGCTGCATGCGAGCCTGCTGGTTCTGGAAGGCGTTCATCGAAGCCTGCTGCGCTTGCAGGTAGTTCTGAGCGTAGTCGGCCTGTGCCGTGCGGGCCATCTGATCCTGCACGTTGCGCTCGTATTCCGAACGCTGGATGCCTTCACGCGAACCACCGAAGGCACCCGAACGAACAGCCTGCGAAGCAAGCTGAGCGCGGCCGATGTCGGCCTGACGGCGCATTTCGCGAAGCGTGTTTTCAGTGACGCCCTGCTGGTACGGATTCATGTACCCATAGGCCATCGTCGGATCGTAGCCCTGCGCACCAGCGAAGCCCGCCGTTGCAGCGCCCGTGCCGTAGATGTTGGAGATATCAGAACCGTACTCTTGATATCCGCCACCCGTCGTGGCCGCTGTGCCAGCGATGCGGGCCGCTTCCGTGCCGTAGCCAAGACCAAGCGAAGAGAGGCGTGCGGCTTGGTTGATGCCCGAACCAGCTTGGCCAAGCGCGTAGTTCTGCGCTCCTTGCAGGGCTCCCGTAGCCTGCATGCCGTACATGGGGAGACCGGCATAGAAACCACCGGCCTGCTGGATAGCGTTACCGGATTGTGTCAGGAAGGGGAGGTACGCACCAACCCCGAACTGCGCCATCTCAACGGCTTGTCGCTGCTCCGGCGAAAGACCCGCAATCTCCATTCCGGGGATGTTGACCGGGATCGATCCGCGCTCTTTGGCGAGCTGAAGCAGACCAAGCTTATAAGCTTCGATCTCTGGGGCTTCGCGAACGATTTGCGTTTGGGTTGTAGTATCCGCCACGATCAGGCCCTCTTTTCGAGATCATTCATGAGTTTGTAGAGCTTCTTGGCACCCTCGTGCCGGCTACCATTGCCTGCTCCACGAACGGCTTTGGCCGTCAAAACAAACTCACCGTCGCTCAGCATGGCCGGGACATCGTCGCTTGTTCCTGTGCCGGGACCAGAGATATGTCCGCCTGCCGCCGCATAACGATAGCCGGGATATGCCGGGGACAGCGTCGGAATCGTGCGAACCGGAGCGACAGGTTGCGCTTGGAAGTTCGAAACATTGAAGCCGTACTGGGCCGGGTTCTGCTGCAAGAGCTGCACGCCCGTTGGTCCTTGGACCAAGGACGGCTGATTCTGGTCCTGCTTTCCGGAACCGCCAAGAGCCAAGCCCGCAGCCCCTGCCAAACCTGCCGCAATCCACGGGTTCTTGAGGGCGCTGCCAACTCCACCGCCAAACAGATTGCCTAGTCCACCAGTGACACCCGCCGCGTCGGCATTAACAGCCGCTTGACTAACCGGGGCCGAAACCGCACCTGACATGACATCGGGACGAGACAGTGGGGTTGGGATATCGGGGCGAATAGATCCCGCTGGAGCAGCGGTTTGCGTTCCACGGACTATTTCACCCGCGCCTTCAAGCCCGGACCCCGCTCCAATGCCCGTGGCTTCAGCGGCCGCAGCCGCGCCTTCGGCTCCTGTCGCTCCGCCAGAGAACAAGCCGGACAGTCCACCCGGTGCAAACTGAGACGCGGCATACCCGCCGAGACCACCAAGGGCCGCGGACAAAAGAGCTTGCCCCGGCTTCTGACCAGCAATCAAGCCACCGACACCCGCGCCAACCGCACCAAGAATGGTGCTGCCGGCCGTCGCAGCAGCAGCTCCGGAGAAGCCGACAGCGGCACCGAGTGCAGGGCCAATGCCGGGGATAAAGCTCAAGGCCACCGGAAGGATAACCGGCGCAGCCTTCTTCAAGAAGTTGCCGACCTTGGACCAGAAGCTTTTGTATTCAACAAGACCCGTTGCCGGGTTGATCGTACCTGCGCCACCGGACGCTTTCAGCATGGCAGCTTCACGCGGCGTGATGTGCGCCAGCATCGTGTCACCGTGCCGACCAGCTTTCGCCACCTTCTTGGCCATATTGACCAAGCCGCCCTTGGCAAATTGCTGCGGGGCTTCTTCGCCCTGCATGGCGGTGACGATCATCTGACGGAGGATGCTGTAGAAAGTCGGGATGTAATCAGCAGGAAGATCGCCGGGTTCAACAATGCCGCGCGAAATCAGATTGCGCACAGACTGCTTATAGTTCCCAGCGTTCTGCATGATGTAGTCAACGCCGCCGAGGAAGTCCTTCAACTCAGGCAGCGAAAACTCTTTAAGATCGTCGGACAGCTCGCGGAGCTGGGTTATCTCATCCTGAGATACTTTGGTCAGCAGACGGCCAAGCGTTGCCGCTTCTTGGGCGGACAAGGCTCCGATGGCTGGTTCTTCTGCCCCGCCGGGGGCCATGCCGCTAGGAAGTGCTGCGATACCCTGCATACCTAATGTCCTCAATTGGGTAAAAGCAGGGGCCGTACTCCTGAAATCGGCCCCTCAACCTACCCTTTTTACACCGTCACAGCAACCGTTCCGACCGCACCTGTAGCAGAAGTGCCTGCCAGAAAAGCCTTGTATAACACGCTTACATAAAGGACCCCGTCCACTTGGAACGTGGTCCCCGGCTCAAGGCCCTGATCGTTCGTGGGCAAGTCCGTCAAGACGATAATGGTCTGTCGTCCTTCGCCCGGTGTAACCAAGATCCTGGTCAGACGATTGAGCGCACCCACCAGATCGTTGAAGTAGATCTGCGAGTAGTCGCTCGGAGCCGCCGGAAAGAGCGGTAGCTGGACTTTACGGTCCATCAGCGCCGCCCATCCGGAACAAGATCAAGCCGCGGACTGCCCAAGCGCCAACCCATGTCGGCCTCATTGCTTTCGACACGCATCACAACGGAGCGCCCGCGCAATCGAACGAAGCACTGATTGGTGTACTGTTCAATCGGAACACGAGCGGTACGAGTCACAGGAGACGAATCGGTCTGGCTGTAATTCTGGCCGGGGTAGTCCTGCATCTTCAGGCTCATCGTCACTGTCGGACTGACAGCATCGACACCTTGGATAGCCAGATCCGGGATGATGCGGCGGAGCAGCATAAACTGATCGCCATCACCGATATCGATGGGAGAGCTTTCGATGTAAGCCGGGAGCGGGCTGGCCGGCGTCGTGCTGCCGTCGCTGCGACCAAGCTCGTGATAGTAGAGGAAGTTCTGCGGCAGACCGGTGGCCGCAGCAACCGGATACTTGCGCAGGCTACGATCAAGCCAAGCCGTGCGAGACAGAGTGCCGTATGTCCACACCTTCTCGGCGTAGTTGAACGTGACATAGCTATCGTTCTCAGACGAGTCGAGCGACGGGTAGAACCACGTCACCTCGTTGAAAGCGGAGTTCACGCCCGCGAAAACCTTGTCGCTTTGAGCAAGGTTCAGATCGTGGAAAATAAACTCTTTAAGAGGACATTCGATCTGGAGCGTCTGGCCATTGTAGACATAGAAGTTGTCGATGCCCATCCAGAAGACATTGTCGTCAATCGCTGTCGCGGCGTTGTAGCCCATCAGCGTGACGTTGGACGAAATCTGTTCTACGCCGAACGTGTAGGGCGCACCGATGAATTGCAGCGAGTAAAGGGCTGCATCGGTAAACACAAGGATGGCACGTTTGGTTTCGACAGCACGCAAGATCTCACTGCCGTTACCAAGACGGATGTCGCCGGCCGTGTTTGTGGGCGCCGGGGTCCAAGTAAAGGGATCTTCTTGGCTGCTGAATCGAATCGCCATCGGATCCTGCACGCCGTCGCCATAGTCAGCGCCGAAGACCACGACGTGGCGATCACGGTCCGACACCAGCACCTGACGCACAACCGTCGGGCACATCGGATCCGAGGACAGACTGTCGAGCGTGACGCCGCGTGTATTGATGGTCGAGCTGGTTACGGCCGAAGCATCCCAGTAATAGATGCCGCCATTGCGGATGCAGAAGACAAGATCTTCGCCGTAGTTGTCCTGTGACCAGACGCGCAGCGTGTTTGTAGCGGAGACAGTTGCGGCGCTGCCCCACGTACCACGGCCCCATGTGCCGGCGCCCCAGCCGGTGCCGCCGACCTGCGTGTCAAGGCCCGTGTTGATTTCATAGGTAGCTGTGACGGGGTTGCCGCCGTTGCCGGTGTCGGAAGCGTTGGCCGTGACAGGAAGTGTTACTTCGTATTGGTTGGTCGTATTGACCTTCGTGACCTGAAACGTCTGATTCAGGACGGATGCCGTCACATTGCCGCCAAGGGACACAGCACCGGAGAACGCAACGAAATCGTTCTCAACGGCGCCATGAGCCACGTCATTTACGACGAGCGTGCTTGAACCGTTCGTGGCGACGAAGGGATTGTTAAGAGTGGCGACGGCCCGAATCGGGGTGATGTTGTAGTAGTATCCGCCCCATTCGATGTAGTATCGCAGGTTCGTTCCTGTGGCCATGTAGTCGTTGCCGCTAAGGCTCATCCAGTTATGGAGAGCACGGCAAGACCCTTGGAAGGTGTAGGTGGATGCTTTCTGCCAACCACCAATGGTTTCCGGGAAACCAAGGCGGAAGCGAACGAGGTTGCTGGACCTCCAACCACCTTCATTGGTGTAGGCCGTCTGATCCCTAACAACCCCTGGGCGTAGCTGGATTTTCTGTAGGGCCATCTTTGCTCACGCCTATGGAGGATTACGGGGTCACCGTAGCCCATATCTCATCAGGTTCAACCGGCCAAGATTGTACCACAACCGGAGGGTTGATGGCGATGGCGCGGAGCTGATTCCGGTATTCAAGAAAGGCCGCTTGGTTGGCCAAATACGGGTTGGACTGAGCCGGGTCCGCAACCGTCGGAATGGCTGTCCAGTCAGAGGCGGACAGGAGGCTGCTGGCCTGCTGCTTATTGGCCTGCTTACGCTGATTGTCGTAGTAAGCCTGCTGTTCAGGATCGTATGTACGCACATCCCATGTCTGATACCACTTGCCACTGATTGGGGCGGGCGTTGTCTCAACCACATACTGAGTAAGCTGATCGTAGGTAGGCTGCGGTGTGGGGAACACCGGCAGAAGCTGATACCCTTGTTCCGTGGCAAGTTGCGTCAGAGGAAACCAATACGCCACATCGGAGTTATCCCCGAAGTTGGTGTACGGATTTTCCGCCTGCAAGTTTGAGAACGTGTAAGGGTATGTGACGATTTCGTTTTGTGCGTTCAGCTCGACGTAGAGTGCCATTGTTCCGTTTCCCTTACGCGATGGCTAGAAAGATGTATGTGCCGCCGTTAGCGTTGAGTGCTGCGGGGGCCGTGCTGCTAAGTTCAAATCCAGCCGAATACGCGTCGACGTAGTCGGTGTTTGTTACTTCAGCGTTTGCGTTGTTCAAAAGCAGGTATGGATCGTTGCCTGCGATGATGCCGCGGGCGCTGTCCCAAACGTACCAGTCTCCAGTGCTGTCCGTGCGTTTAATCAGGACGAACCGTGCGCCAGCGGTAAAGCCGCAGTTGATCTGAAGAGTTGTGCCTGTGCCAGTGTAGCTTCCAACTTTGCTGACGCCAGCGCAAGTTGCAAAAAGATAAGCGACAAACGTCCCTCCAGATGCGTTCACGCTTCCGCTTGTGCCGACAGTAAAAACTAAACTTGTTGGGCTTGTGTCGTTCCAGATCGTTGACGCTGTTGCAGAAGCAGCGTTTGTGTTCAAAACAACGTATTTGGTATTTCCTATTGCTGGATGATAAGAAAACCAAGTGCCAGCTGTATCTCTCCGCTTCACAATCATCAATTCAGGAGCCACCCCAAGATTATGGCTCACCGTGCGGGCTGATCCAGTGCCGCTAAAGCAAACTAAATCGAAGAACGATGGAGCGCGCTGAAGCAACCAATTAATATAAGTAAATGATGACCTGTTCGCGCTGTAATTTGCCGTATCTGCTCCGACACTAATACCGTTATTGGTAAATGCGGTGACAGAGTCAGATGCAGTTGCCTCGCCATTTGAAGAAAAAGTTCTTAACTGAACACCAGCGCCTCTCAGCTTGTCCCAAAACACTGCACCGTATCCAGAGCTTCCATCCCTGTTACCGATTAAAACGGCGTCAGTAGCAAAACCTGCTGATATAGATGCGTTGGCACTCGTGCCAGTTCTTGCAACCGGACTAAACACAGTCGTCGCATCCGTAGGCACCTTCATAGGGCCACGGCGAATGGCCATGTATATGATGTTTGATGAGGCAGGCCAAAATCCGGTCTTAAACTCCACACCCGTTGCCGTTGGGATTGCGTATGCTGTTGCACTATCAACTTCGCTATTTGATAAATTAGCAAAGAGGTAATTTGTATTTGTATGACTCATCCCTCGCATATTATCAAAAACAGCCCATTGGCTTGCAGCGTCAGTTCTTTTTGTAATTATATACTGTGGTTCATACCCAAGGTTAACTGTAGCATTACCGCTTCCGTCTGTCGTAAACGATCCACAGCTAATGACATTCTGCGATCCGTCTAAACCAAAGCCTCCTGCGTTATGGGCGAAGAGGTAGGCGACGAAAGTAGCTCCAGACGCATTTACAGCACCTCCTGCTCCTAATGAAAAAACAGTGCTTGTTGGCCTTGTGCTATTCCAAAAATTTGTTGCGGTAAAAGCAGCGGTAGTATCTTCAAGTTGAAGAGCTTGCGTTGCAAGAAGACTTCTGTGATACACAGCCCATTCTGTTGCAACCCCGATTGTTTTTTTGATTATCATCATACCCGGTTCAGAACCAAGATTATGTGAAATTGTCCTTGCAGAACCCGTACCCGTATAAGTAACTATATCGAAAAATTTTGGCGTCTCTCTCCATGTCCATGAAACGTAGGTAGCAGAGCTTGTATTGATTTTGGCAAGAGAACCAATACTAAAGCCGGACGCGGTAAAAGCAGTTAACCCTGTGGCTTGGGTTGTTTGGGTGTTTATTGAGTTGGAAATAAGCTCAAATGTCGCGCCACGGGCAGTGTCATACAGAGCATGATCTGTTGCACCACTGCGCCCCTTCATCCATACAAGACCACCCGCGCCAGTGATAGTAGAATCAATAAATGGACTTGAAACAGTTTGTGAAGTTACGGAATAATTTGTAACAGTAAAATTATTTGTTGAATTATCGACAAATAATGATGGGCTTTGCAGTGTCAACAAAACTGTACCAGAAACAGCAGTAAGCTGTGACGTTGGTGGCGTAAAATTAGAGGTATATAGAGCCGTTCCTTTTACAAATCTAAAATTAGTAACGTATCCCTTTAGTGTGGACGCAAATCCAGATGTTTCAATTGTACCTATTTTAAATGGGCCAGTGTTAGTGATAGCCCCCGAATAAGAGCCGCTGCCAACATTTGTCCCATTTACGAAAATTCTAACCGTTGAGCCGCTTCGACTAACAGCAACATGATTCCAAACATTTGCTACTGGCGTATTGGAGCCATAAATTTCTGGATTTCCATTAAACCAGACGTTCCACTCACCAGTGCTTGAACTATAAACCAGAAAATTTCCGCCGTCCCCAGCAGAGGTATTTGTTTTCCCAAATAGTAGCTGGTTTCCAGTAACTGTTGTCTGATTAACCCAACACTCCATTGTAAAATTTTCTGAATTAGAAACCAGAAGAGCTGCGTTGTTTGCTACTGATAAACCGGTGTTTGAACCAAACAATCCAACAGGCTGTACTATTGTAGTACCAAGCTGAATGCCATTTGATATGGTTTGCCAAGAGCCGTTCCCTGTATACAGCCATGTAGAGAAGTAATCTTCAATGTATTTGTTAGCACTTGATTGTGCAAATTGGCCAAAGCCCCGTGACGATGCTGCACCGAGAGTGGAAATGAGCGGCATTACTCTAGCCTCTTGTTACGCGAACTTCGTCTGCGAAGCGAAAACGGTGAAGGCTGCGGAGCCCGTCTTAACGATGGTGTAGACGTAGGCATCCACAGAACTTGCGTTGCCAGACGTTGGGGCGGAACCGCCCTGCCATTCTGGTGTGACAGAAGACCCGTCAACTTGGACAGCGGAGTTGTAGTAGGCTGTTCCACCGTTGGTATTGAGGAAAGCCACCGTAACGCTGTCGCCCGTATTCATCGCCGTGTTCAACGTCGTGCCGCTGCTAGCGCGGAAGTTGAGCGTGAAGTTACCCGAGGCATTGGTGGTGTAATACAGCACGGCTTGCGTTGTGATGTCGAAATTGATTGTACCGGTTGCGGCCGTGGCCGAAACTGTCGCCAACTCGGCCGCGTTTTCGATACCCATGGCAAGGACAGAAGTGGATCCTTGGAATGTCTGACGAGCGGTGAAGGTGTTGGCCGAGGACGCAGAGATGCCGGCCGCAGCCCAAGACAGCGTGCCGCTGCCATTGGTGACGAGAGCCTGACCGTTGGAGCCATCCGCCGAAGGAAGCGTGTAGGTCGTGCTACCCGCCGCCGAAGCCGGGGCCAAGCCAACGTAACCAGAGGACGAACCGGAAAGGCGGAGTGTGCCCTTCACATCCAGCTTTGAACCAGGCGTAGCCGTACCGATGCCGACAGCGTCGGCAGAGGCGTCAGCCGT